TCCGTTTCATGCGGCTGGTTCCTGTGGTCCGTGTGGCCCCAGGTAGCGAACGAGGCCCTGATCAAGACGCTCGACCGGGCGGAGCGGGAGAAGGACAACCCCGAGAAGCCTATCGAAGTCTTCCGGCTCATTGGCTCCGACAATCCCTACTCCGACCGTAAGGGTATCCAGCAGATGCTGGCCCGTATGGACGATGACGATGACGAGGCCCACCGTAACCAGGGCGATATCAGTTCGTTCATCAGCGGCCGGCAGATGTACAACTTCGGGGCAGCGATCCACGAGGTCCGGCCTAAGCAAGTCGAGAAGCCAGAGAATCCGCACCAGACGCTCTGCAACATGCTGACCAATGACCCGACCCGGTTCCCCCCGCACTGGACCCGGTACCTAGTCATCGACCCCAGCCATACCCGGACAGCCTGCCTGATTGGGGTGGTGCCGCCTCCCGAGGAGCTCGACCTAGGGAACCGCCTGATCATTGAAGAAGAGATCATCGTCCGGAAGTACACCCCCGCCATGCTGGCTGATGCCGTCAAGGATCGGGTAGGTGGGTTCCGCTTCGAAGCCTTCATCATGGATCAGATGATCGGCCGGCAGACTACCGTAGCCTCGGACGTCACCGTCTTCGCAGCCTACGAGCGAGAGTTTAGGACTAGGGGGCTCATTAGCAGAACCACGAATAGTGGGTTCATGCGGGGCTGTAACGATAAGGCCCTGCGACGGAGAACGGTTCGGGATCTCATGGAGCCAACCGAGAATGGCTGGCCCCGGCTGATGTTCTCCTACCGCTGCCCGTCCACCATGAAAGAGATCCGGGCCTTCCGGAAGGCAGTGGTGAAGGACCCGGAAGGGAATCCGGTGCCCACGGATGACGGTCAGGCTGAGCGGCTGTACGACTGCGTAATGGCTGTTGAGTACCTGAGCGAGTATATTTATGGTCGGTTCCGTGACGGGATAGCTTATATTCCACCGGATAGCTATCGCAGTACGGGGAGCCTGGCCTACCACGCTGCCAAGCAGCTTAAGGCTGAGCTAGAGAAAGAGACCGACGGTTACGTGAACATGGGGCCGGGACAGTCAGTATGAGTGCAATCTGGCTAGAAGAAGACTTTCAGTTTTTAACACCCTTCATCATTTACGCCATGAGTGAAGGATACGAGGTTTCAGGAAAGGAATCCGATGAGCAGCGAAGTGTGGAACCAGTTAGCGGAACAGCGACAGAGGCTCCAGCCGACCCCGAAAGTCAGTGATGGCGTTATCTACCACGCCTATGGGGACAAGCGGAACGCCGCTCCCGCTATCGTATCGGAGGTAGAAGGACCTGGCCGCATTAAGGTCACTGTCTACCCGTTCAATGGGATGCTCCAGCACAAGGCGGGCTGTCACCACACTACCCACTGGATTCACGACAAGCCCAACGAGACCACCAAGAACAGCGGTTCGTGGAGCTTTCCCCGTGAGGCCCCGGCTGATGCCTATGAAGTGCATGAATCGGAGTTGGCTAAACGGGAGAACGCCCTGATCGAAGCCGAACAGAAGGCGAAGGATGCCGCTAAGGCCTTTGCTAAGAAGGCGGAAGAGCGAGCCATCCTCATCGAGGAGAAACTAGGCAAGGCCAAGAAGAAGGCCACTGTTGAAGTCTAGGTCAAAACGGCCTACGCAGGCCGAATGTACTTCTTTTAGGGGGTGAGCAAGGATGCTCGATCTAGGCGATATCGAAGACACGGACTACCAATTCCTACGTCCGTTGTGCTCGGGCTGGCTTTCTAAGATCGAGATGGCCCTGACGTCTCAGCCCCGCAAGAAGTGGAAGGAGGTGGCCGACGAGTGCATGATGTTCTACTCGAAGTCGGCTGCCGCCATGTGGGACCCGCTCTACTCCAAGAAGTTCTGGAGGGGCGTGAAGGCTCCCCGGTTCCGAGTCACCATCAACAAGGCTTTTGAGTTCGTGGCTGTCTTTGGCCCGAACCTCTTGTGGGATGTCCCGCATCGGACAGTCACCCCGAAGAAGATCTTAGAGCTTCCTCAGGACGCCTTCCCAGATCCCCAGATGTATCAGGTTGTCATGCAGATGGCAGCCCAAGAGGCATCGAAGGACAAGGTAGTGGCTCAGCTCCTGACGGGGTGGCTGAATTACACGCCTCGGGAAATGCCTGGCAATGGACTCGAAGGTCATAACGAACTGGCTGTTCTCGACGCTATGCTCACTGGCATGGGCTGTATGTGGCCGGCCCCCTACTCGATGCCCGGCTCTGAGAGAACGCTCACTGGTTGCTTCCGGAAGCCGCCTGGTGACCTGATCATCGACCCTGATTTCAAGACCATGCAGGAAGCCAAGTGGATTGCTCTCCGCCACACGGAGGCCCACTGGCAAGTCGAGCGGCGGTTCAAGCTGCCACCCGGCTCCCTAAAGAACAAGGCCACCCTAGAGTCCTCGTGGCACTATGCGGAGTTGGCTAGTAGCTCAGGGGACGGTGGTGCCGACCGGAAGGCCGGTAAGACCAGTGACCTGATCGTGTGGTATGAGGTCTGGAGTAAGCTCGGCACCGGGGCCCGTATGACCGGGATGCCCAGCATTATCAAGAATCAACTAGAGGAGACCGTCGGTGACTATGCATATCTGGCGATCTGCCCAGACTGCCCTTACCCACTCAACTGCCCAGCAGACAAGATCCGCAATGGAGCGACGTCGGAGGAAGTGCGGCAGTCCTTCGAGTGGCCGGTCCCGCTCTGGACCGATGACCGCTGGCCCGTTGAAGTCCTTCGTTTCTACGACGATCCGGAAAGTGCCTACCCCATAGCCCCCTTGGCCCCCGCCTTGGGTGAGCTGAAGGCCATGAACGCCATCGTCTCATGGCTGGTGAACCGTACCTGGCAGTCTAGCCGCCAGATGTACGCGGTCCTGGGTCAGTACTATGACGACATCAAGAAGGTCCTCGATGACGGGGCCGACTTGGATGTATTCGCCCTGCCTCCCGGCTCGGTGGATGACGTCAAGAAGATGATCCAAATCATTGAGAACAAAGAGGTCAACCGAGACTCCTGGCAGGTTCTGGATATCCTGAGTAACAACTTCGATAAAAGGATGGGGATGACCCCTTTCGTCTATGGCCAAAACGAAGACGGCACCCAAGACCGCACAGCGTCAACGACGGAAGCTAGAAAATCGGCTGTTAGTGCTCGCCCAGAATATATGCAAAAGAAGGTTGTGGGCTGGCAAAGCCGAGTTGCTGGTGTTGAGGCCATGCTCACCTGGCTGTTTGTAAAGGCTCCCGACGTTGTGCCGCTCCTAGGTCAGGCCGGTGCCATGCTCTGGAAGGAGCACATCGAGAACGCCGATGCCGAGAGCGTGATGCGGCAGATGCACTATGAGGTGGCCGCCAGCTCTGTCCGCCGTCCGAACCGAGACCGAGACATTGCGGATCTCAACGAACTCATGGGTCGATTCCTGCCCGAGGCCAGCAAGCGTGCTGAGCTGACGGGTGACTGGGAGCCGATCAACGGTCTCCTCAAGAAGTATGGGGAGCTGCATGATATGGACTTGGATGGTCTCTTCTTCCAGCCTAAGGACGAGAACAGCCCGGAAGCACAGCTTCAAACGCAGATGCAGCAGGCGGAACTTCAGAAGGTGCAAGCGGAGGCCGTCAAACTCCAATCCGAGGCCCAAGCTAATCCCGCTGCCCTAAAGCAGCAGGAGCTCCAGATGAAGGGAGCCATGGACCAACAGAAGATGCAGATGGACCAGCAACAGAGCCAGCAGGAAATGGCGATGGAGCTGAAGAAGATGGAGGCTGAACTCCAGATGAAAATGGTGGAGATGCAGCTCAAGATCCAAGAGAAGAAGATGGAAATGCAGATGGCTCAGCAGGAGCATCAGCAGAACATCCAGATGCAGCAAGAGCAGGGTCAGGTGGATATGGCTGTGAAGACTGCTGAGGGTGCCCAGAAGATCCAGATGGGTCAGCAGCAAATGGCGATGCAGCGGGAGCAGGGTGCCACTCAGGTGGCTGTTGCCAAGGCCCAGGCTAAGACTAAGATCGACACCACCAAAGAGCAGTCGAAGGCTAAGGTAGATACGGCTAAGAAGATGGCTGCTACGAAACCCAAACCAGGAAAAGCCGCATGAAACGGATAGATGTCTGGCTCAAAGACAACGAAGACTGGCGACCCTATGTGGACTTGGTGGTGTACCCGCCAATGCCCGAGGAGATCCTCAAGGAGTTCCCCAATGTCAGCTCGGATGTTCTGGCACGCTGCGGGGAGCTAGTCGTGGAGTGCGGTGGCCACGTCACGAGAGGGGCGATCTATGTGCGAATCCGCAGGGAGGATAAGAAGTGTGGTGATAGATGGGCGACGATGTTATGTCTTCAAGCCCCTCCCGGACTCCAAACCACCGACACCTTCTGGGCCGGAAGAAAGCCCTGGCACGAAGTCTTCGGAGACCCCAGTAGCAAAAAGAACAACACCTACATCAACAACGTCAAGCAGCAGCTCGCCAAGCGAGGGGTGAACCTGAAACCCAATGACGAGTACATGCCCGAGCTGGCCCGGTTCGTAGGGGACCCCGAGGCGGTAGTGCCATTTGGTGGTGCCCGGAGTTATATCAAGAATCTCTGTGAGAAGCGGGGCTGGGCCTGCGATGGGGCGGTCAGTACCAACCACCGAGAGCCTGAACGGGATGAATTAGCTGACGAGAACTGCACCCCCATGGGAGCGGATCTGGTTAGGCGTAAGGCCGTGGATATGGTACGATCCAATCCGGAGCTGAAGTCTAAGTCAAAGTCAGAGCTACGAGCTATGGTTTTGGCGAAGCACGGTCCCAGCAAGACAAAGCCAGCCAAGGTTAAGTCGCCTGTTTAAGCGGCTTGGGCTGCTGTCACCACCGGAAAGGATTCCGACCCATGTCGTTCTCTCGTAATTTCACCAGCCACCTCGCTAAAGGTCTTGCTAATCAAGGGGCCGCGACCGAGTTCCTCAACATCTACAACGTGGCTACTCTCGGAACTGCCGAGGCGTCGAAAGCCGTGACCCTGAACGCTAGTAAGTTCATGACCGGTGTAGTTGGCCGAACTGGCGTGGCGGTGACCGCCGAACACGGTGCCGGTGCGATTGGTACGGGCGTGGCCCCAGCCACGTACCGCTACACCGAGAACGGTATTATCATCACTGAGATTAAAGTCGATCTCCAAGGCTTGGCGAGCGTGGCTACCGCCAATGACGTCATTGGCCTGTCGGCGGGCGGCAATGCCTACATTGGTCGCAACGTGGTTGCTACGAACGGTGTGATCTTCAAGATCGAGCAGATCTGCGTAGAGACCCCGACCGGTGGTGACAATGACGTGAACATCGTGGTCAATTCGTCGGGGTCACTGGCCTATGACGGTGCCGGTGGCACGACTTACGGTGTTAACAATGGCGATGCGGTAGCAGGTGTTGTGGTCCAGAATTTGGTCCAAAGCCTTACCGCTGATCACTACTTCTACCTCACCGCAGGCACGGGTGACACGGCTGCGGCTTACACGGCTGGCCAGTTCATCTTCCGCCTGCATGGTCACCCCGTCCTGACCTAATAATGGAGTCGCTCTAAGGAAGGAGCCTCCATGAGCCTAACTAGCAATACCCCATACCTAACCGTATGGGACGCCATCGACTACACCCTCGATCAAGTTGTGGCCGGGGACTATTCACCCCGGAGCCGCAGGTTGGCGTGGGATGCTGTCTTGGAGGCGTATTCGGAGATCCCGGTACGCCGAAGCTGGCGGTACTACTACCGCACGTTCTCGTTTGCCACGGTAGCCAGCCAGACATCGGGGACGATTGCCTACACGTCGTCGTCTCGTACGCTCACGCTGACTAGCTCGACGTGGCCATCGGATGTGACGAAGTACGCCCTATACATTGCCGGTGCCCGGTACAGCATTGAAAGCCGGACCTCTAGCACCGTCGTGATTCTCAGGGATGGTGACTGCCCAACGGCTGATATCGCCTCCGGTACCAGCTACACCATCACCCGCGACACGTACGAGCTTCCCGATACCATCCGGGAGGTTCTGTACGTGCATGACCTCAACGCTCCTGGGCGGCTCCTGCAATGCGTGGAGCCCTCGGATATCCTCCATGAGCAGCGGATCATGCGGAACACGGCCCAGCCTCTGATGTATGCGGCCTACCGCAGTGACCTGTATGCGGGTGCTATGGCTATCCACTTTGCCCCGTCTCCTAGCTCGGCCCGCACTTACCAGTACCATGCCCTCTGCTGGCCCCTGCCATTGAAGGTGCTGGAGTACTCGGTGGGAACGGTGGCTACGACCTCAGGGTCTGCGACCGTCACGGGCACCAGTACGAGCTTCACCTCGGATATGGTGGGAGCCGTGATGCGGTTCACGAAGACCGGGGATACGTCCATCCCGACCTCACTCCAAGGGGAGATCGACAAGAACCGAGTGAATCCTTACACCATGCAGCGGGTGATTCGGAGTGTGGAATCTACGACGTCTCTGACCTTAGAGCAGGACGCGGATACCACGCTATCTGGCTCGGGCTACCGTATCAGCTCTCGGATCGACATTGAGCCGGGTGCCATGCGGAGTGCCTTTCTGCGGTGCTGTGAGGCGAAGTTCGCTTCCCAAGACCGGAAGGGCCAGGAGCAGAGAGAGGCTCGTTATGAACGGGCTCTGATCTTTGCTATGGCTGCTGATCAACGCTCGGAAGACCGTGGTGGTCGGGCCTACCAACCGAACAACCTGGCAGGTATCGCCGCCAGTGCGGACCTGACCACCGGAGGGACGCAGCCCTAATGGCTAGCTACATCTCCCATAAAGGTCAGATCATGGTGGCCATCGAAGCCATCGTGAAGGACCTTCAGCCGGAAGGGCTGGTGGACTCGGAGGTAGCGATCCGTGAGGACTGGCTGTCTCCGACGGGAGATCCGTATCGTGGGGCCTCCATTATCGACATGGGAGAGCAGTACGACGACGGCACCGTAGGGACCTCAGACATTGGTTACATTGTGGGAATCGTGCTGGCGAAGATGCGGTCCTATGACTCGATCCTGTCAGACGATAAGGTCATGCAGTGGTACGAGCTGATCCGGAGGCGGTTCGCTGACCAGCGGGTCCTGGTGACGATTGGAGACGCCACGGCTCCCAAGGAGCACGTCTGCATCGTGATGCCCGGCAAGACCCTGACCAACCCCAACAAGTGGCCGAATTACATCATCCGACAATTGGTTGTGGTAAGCTGGGTTCGCGAGCTACCCACGAGTTATTAAATGATTGGAGCCATGGATGGCATCGGAAGCTCAAGGAGCCAAAGCTAGGCTGTATCTGAAAGATGGGGCTGGCGTCCCTAACTGGACAACCGGCACGATCATCTCGTACCCGTTCTACCGGGAGTCGATGCAGTACATCGGCTCGGTCGTCCACCCAATGGTCATCACAGGGGACCGGTCAGAGCACGGTGAGCGGGCCCGTAAAGGACCGAGCGTCTACTCAGGCACCATCACGTTCGGCGTCAGTCCGGCTGAGATGGCTACCTGGGCCCCTTACTTCATGGGTAAGACGGCCGTCTCTACTACGTACAGCTTCGCCACCAACGGAAACGCTCTCCTGCCGTTCGCAATTCTGATTGACAAGGTAACGGCGACGTTCGAGTTCAGCTCCTGCTATGTGACGAAGGCAGTGGTCCGTGGCACGCAGAATGGCCCCGGTGGCCCCCCGAACTTCTTGATCCTCCAGCTCTCGATCATTGCTCTGGCCTACCAGAAGAACCCATCGGGACCCACAGCCAGCATCTCCCTGGCCGACGGCAGCTTCTACCCGATGGTGTTCGAAGACACGGCGTCTGCTATCAAGATCTCTAATACTGCGTACGAGACTAAGCAGTTCACGATTGTGCTCGACAACTATGTGCGTCCTCGGTATGTGAACAGCGTGGAGCCGTCGATCCTGTATCCGATGCACCGCAAGGTCAGCCTCCAGACCCGACATCCGTACGACTCAGCTACGGCTGCCCTAGATGCGGTGGCCCTGTCCTCGTCTCCTACGAGCAACAACGTGATCACCGCGACTAATGGCAATGTCAGCATTGCCTGGACGTTCGGGGTCCTTCAGTTAGTGAACCAGAGCCCCGTGGTCTCCGGCAAGGAAGAGATCGACCTGGTTAGCAACTACGTCTCCCGCATGACAGGCTCCACGAGGGAGCTTGAGCTCACGATTGACTCAAATCCGGCATAAATCATGGACCAAGAAGATGACATTCCGACAAAGGGGCCAGACAGTGACGCTGGTTACGATAAGGCTGCGGAATGGGGTCCGAATGGTCCTGTTGAAGAGAAAGCCCCGGGTCAACCTGACGCCGAGGAAGGGCTCCCTGAGGGCGATGATGAAGGACAAGATCTTAGTGATCTCGATAACACAGTCAGCACTCTAGGTAAGCTAGCGAAGGAGTCAGACGATTCCGATGAGCCGCCACAGCCGGTTGGGTCTGAGGGAGGTGATCCTAAACTTGATACTACGACCCCGGCTGATGGCGGCTCTCAACCTGACATTCCCTTTGAGCCTGAGCAGGCAGGTCCTGACGATTCAGTTGGCTTCTCCGAGGATGTGCCTCCCGAGGACATTCCCGTTACGGAAACGCATACGGAGGAAGCAGCACCGGACTTAGAGGGACTCGGTGAGGACGATGGTGGAATCGAGGCCTTTGGGAATCAGGTCGAGGCCTTTAATGCGGCAGGTGGAGCGGATGGTGGGTTTAGTGGTGGAGATGGTGGCTCTGATGCGGGTGGTGGTGAAGATGGCCTGCACCAATTCGCTGAAGCCAATACCCAGCTACACACGGCCCAGTTCGACTTCCTGAAGGATCACGCCCGTGCTCTCAGTGACCTGCAACGTCGCCTAGAAATCGAGAGGCTCTAATGGCATCCGTGGCGGTCTATGGCGGGTATGCTCATGCCGACAACGAGGTCAACCTCGTGATGGTCGATTACCGCACTCGGTACTCGCCGCGTAACCGTAGCCTGACCCAGACCCGCACCATGCAGATCTCGGGCGAGCTGATCTACACAGACACGTCCACCATCGTCCAGCACGCCAATGAAGTATTCAACGCTTACACGGACGGCAAGGACTTCACCTATACGGTAGGCGGGGTTCTGGCTCACGAGCTACGGAATACGGGAGAGTGCCTGTCTGGGGTCCGGGTAGTTAACAAGTCGTTCCCATCCGGTGGCCCCGAGCAACTGGCCACGACACGGACCTTCAGCGTTACCCTCCAGGGCGTTTATTCAGCCTCTGAGGATGACCTGGTTTCCTGGGACGAGTCAGTGGAGGTGCGGGGCACGGGTGGCCCGATCTGGGTGGCTTCCAACACGATCTATGGGGCCTACATCGAACCGATCTCTTCGGCGTCTTTGCTCACCTACTCCCAGACCGGGAGTGCGGTAGGGTTCTCTTCGTACCCCCAACCATCCCCGCCGATCTTCAGCCCCTTCGAGTACACTCATAGACGGTCGATTCGGCGTTCCAGTGGTACGCAGCAGGGGACCGGGATTAAGTTCTTCCGGACCACCTGGCACTACGAGTTCCCGGCTCTGCCTGGCTCGTACAACGAACTACCGACTAGCAAATAACTAAGCGTGTAAGGAAACACCAATGACTACCTCCCGTTACACCGGGGCCAGTTTGAACCGCAAACAGGTCAGTCGCATCACCGTAGCTAATACGTGGACGGCTGGTGATACCTACACGCTTACGGTCAACAACGTCGATTTCATCCTGACGATTGGAACCTTGGTTACGACGGCCCAGGTGGCCACCACGATCTTCCAGGCTCTGACGGGAACGACTTTCACGGACACCACGGCATCATGCACCATCCCTGTGGCGGATGGTGGTGCCGCCCTTATTCCACAGTTCTCAGAGTTCACAGCCACTAACAGCACGGCCAGCCAAGTGGACCTGACGGCCAATGGTTCAGGTGCTTTGGCCGGCAAGCCATTCACGATCACAGTAACTGGGGACGGCACGACCAGTACGGGTACGGCGGCTATCTCATCCATCACGGTCCCCACCAGCCAGTACCACCTCGATCAGGTGGATAACCTGGATAGCAATACCCAGTTGGCCGACAACGACGTCCTTATCTTCGACACCGGCAGCTTTGATGTGCGGTGGGGGCTGAACACCTACGCCTCGGGGTCCACCACCTGTCAGTTCGCCACGATCACGAAGTACAAGTCCTACACAGGGAACGTCGGTCTTGCCGAGTACAACACTGACAACTCTGCCAAGCCGTACAAAGAATACCGCACCACCTACTTCACGACTGACGATAACTCAGTGACCACCACTGCCAACCTGGAGGTGGGCGATGGTCCTGGGAGCGGTCGCTTTAAGTGGGATGCTGGTGCCGGCCAAGTGGCCTTGAACATCTTCGGCAAGGGGAGCCGTATTGAGCAGGGAGTCCCATGTGTATTGTTCAAGGGGAGCCACGCCTCAAATACCGTCAGGAACCTCGCTGGTGATATTGGGATTGGTTTCTTCGGCGGAGAAACTGCGACAGTTGCAACGCTGATAACGGGTGACGGGCCACAATCCGCCGCGTCCACAATCTGCGGCAGTGGCTGCACTCTGACGACAGTAACCTTGAACGGGGGAACCCAAGAGACAAACTCAGCCATAACAACCGCAAATCAGAACGGCGGGTCCTGGACCCACAAGTCCGGCACTGTGACGACAGCAAATATCTACGGAGGGACTCACTATCCCAACGGCGTAACGACTT